CATTGCGCTTCCACCAATAGCTGTATTATTAGCACCATTAGTATTTAAATATAAACTTCTATAACCAACACCAGTATTTGTAGTTCCACTATTAACTCTCAATACACTAGAACCAACAGCTGTGTTATTACTAGCTGTTGTGTTATTTATTAAAGAATTATCTCCATATGCAGTATTATTATTACCAGTTGTGTTATCTCTAAGTGAATTTTCACCAAATGCTGTATTTGTTGATATATTACCAGCACCTCTATTATATACACTACCATTTTTATCAACAGTTAACGATTTAGTACCACCTGTTGAGTATACATTCAATAAATCATCAGTTGAAGTAGTGGAGTTTATAGTAATACTTGTAGCTGACATTGTTGTGGCTGATAATCCACCATTTACAGTAATTCCGCTTTGGAATGTAGTTAACCCTGTTACGGTTCCACCACTTATGGGTAGATAGTTTCCAGATAGCGAAGGTAGATTATAATATGTTGAAGCCGATACTGTTCCTGTGACATTTAAATTTCCAAAGAGCGTTCCTCCTGTTAAACCCAAAAAAGAATTTGAGCCGAACTCAAAAACATTAGAACCATCATAACTATAGAGTTTTTTGTCTGCTAAGTTTGATGCTAACTCGCCTGTTTTAATTAAGTTCAATTCTGTACCCGTAGTTCCTGTAGGAATTTTACCTGGCACAGAAGTCCTTTTAGTTATTATTCTAACTGGTCTTTCTGCCATAGGAAATTATATAATCTCATTAAAAATAAACCTATATAGGTTAAAAATAAAGCTATTTAGCTTCAATTGTAAATAGGTTTAAATAAATATTTTTGTACGGAAATGATATTAAATTATGTCAAAAGTTTAAACTCTAATAAATATTTTAGAGCAAATACCAAATAAAAAAAATTTTTTTCTAAGTATTTATTTAAAAAGGAAAATAAACTTAAATAAATACTAGAGCTATGGCTGATATGTTTAGACCAGTTCCTATTGAACAGGAACCAAAAAGAAAGAATAGATTCGTACTTGAATTCCCTACGGAGCTTGGCATTGAGTCTTTTCTAGTTCAAACCTCAGGAAAACCTTCTTTGGAAATCGGTTCAACTGAAATACCATATATGAATACTAGTACTTGGGTTGCTGGTCGTTCTAAGTGGGGTACAATCGAAGTGAAATTTATCGATGTTATCGGGCCATCTACAACTCAAAAGGTTATGGAATGGGTAAGACTTCATTTCGAATCTGCAACAGGAAGAATGGGTTACGCTGTAGGTTACAAAAAGAATCTTGTACTTAAAGCTCTTGATCCGACAGGTGTTGAGGTAGAAAAATGGACTTTGATTGGTTGTATGATTACAAACGCAGCTTTCGGTGACTTTGATTATGGTGCTGATGATCTTGCGGAAGTAACAATCACTCTTCAGCCTGATATCTGCCTACTAAACGCTTAATAGCTCAAAAAAACATATCTATCCATGGTGTGTTGTATTTTTTAATATAATGTTCCAAGGATTTTTTATATAAAATAATATGGGAGAAATAAGATTATATAGGAAAATTTATTGTGTTTCACTTACGGCGACGCCAACTGGAACAACACAAACATATACCCTTTTTAACCCAAGTTCTATATCTGCAAGCTCTTATGTTGCTGGAACAGGAGGTACTGAATCAAATACCTTAATAGAAAGCAATACTCCTATTACACAAGAAGAAACTGGAATTTACTACACAGACCTTGACCCTAATTTATATGCGACAGATGTAACCTATGATTTGGTTTGGTTTATAAATTATACAAGCATAGCTCCACAAAAAAAATTAACCACAAGATTTAGATTAAATAATCAAACAGGTGTATCTGGAGAAATATCTATAGAAATTTTAAGCAATACACTAGAAATAGAGATATTATAACCTATTTAAAAATAAAAAATGGCTGTAAATAAAAACGAATTTCACCTAAAGAGAAATGACACTTTGCCAGTTCTTAAATTGCAACTAATTGATAGGAGTTGCTTAGGAAGTAGAGTACCTTTTGATTTAACAGGTGTATCTAGTGCTACTTTCACGATGAAAAATTCTTGTGGAGATATTAAAATAATGGCCAAAACAGCACAAATACTTTCTTTTAGCGGGGGTGTAATTCAATATAATTGGGAATCTGATGATACCACTGACTCAGGATTGTTTGACGCTGAATTTCAACTTATATACGCAGACGGAAAAAGATTATCAATACCTCAAATAGGCTCTATAAAAATAGAGATTGAGAATGATGTAAATCCTTATTGATTAAATTTAAATAAATAAAAAAAGCAGGCTTATAACCTGCTTTTTTTATTTTAAAAATCAATAACTTCCTCGGTTTAGTACGATCCCCCATCTAACGTATCGTATTCTGCAAGTACCCTAACACCATTTGGTGAAGATACTGTTCCAGATTCTCTAAGGTAAATATCATTTAAGTTTGTTGCAAACCCTCTATTGGCAACACCAGTAGAAGCACCTCTAATATCTAAGAATACATCTGTACCTGCAACACCAGAACCATCTTGTATTGACCATCCAGCACCAAGAGAAGTAGATTCTGTAGAAGCTGTTGGATTATAGTTAAGTTCGATGAAATTATCTTCTATATACAACTGAGAAGTAAATCCGCTTATTGCCTCGCCCAAAATAAGCAAATCTCCATTAACTGTCAATGTTGTTCCTGTCTGACCTGCCACACCAAACGTAGCACGTATTGCATTTAATGTATCAGTTGATTGATCATACGTAAATCCAGCTTCGTCAAGTAATCTACCACTAGCTCCCGCATAAACAACCCTACCTGAAGTTAAGCTAGAATCTGTAAATCCTGTAGCAGAAACCAATCCCGCAAAAATAGGAGAAGACGAAACATTAATTGTTGGATTTGAAGCTGTGCCTCCTATAGTAATATTTGACCCTGCATTTACTGAGTCAACAAATATGTCGTAAAGATTTGTAGCTCCTGAATATAAAGTGTCTCCAGATATTGTAGTAGCCGAAAGTGATGTGCCAACAATAGCATCGGCATTTAAAGAAGCAAATCCAGAATCATCACCTAGTCTTAAATCTAAACTTGTTCCATTTCTCTTAAGGGATATCCCTGTAGTTGGACCAGCACTACCCATAATTATTCTAGGGCTACCACCACCAGCTGAATCTCCAAACCTGAACACACCATTTGATGACATCGACAAGAAACCATTGATAGAACCCGCCATTCCATTATCGCCCCATTGAATTGCAGATGTACTTCCTACGAAAGCACTACTAGACAATCTTAATGTAGAACCAGACATTGTTGTAGCACTCAACGCAGGCCCTGTAGTTGTACCAGAGTAATTAAGGTTATTTAAAGAAGGTGAATCTACGACAGAAACTTTATAATCAGAACCTGTTTGTTGAACAACTATGTTAGAGCCTTGTGATACACTAGAACCAGATAATTGAGCTGATGTTAAGAATATATTATAAAGATTTGTAGAGCCTGAATATATAGTCGCAGCACTTATGCTTGTTCCGTATAAATTTCCTCCAGTAGCAGTACCAGAGAAAGTTAAATTATTAACAGATGGAGAATCTGATAAGTTTATTGTAGGATTATCTGATGTTCCTCCTGTGTATATATTCACACCAGGCTGAACTCTAGTTGTAACACCTTGAATATCTGAAATATTTCCTAATACAAATCCACTTGTTGTACCACTCAAAAACTTTCCAACCAACCCTGATTCAGACGCCCCTCCATAAGTTGAAATAAAGCCAGTATCCCCGCTTATTATAAAATTATTATTTACACTTAGTCTATTTGAAATCTTTTGATTGTATAGTGTAGAACCTACTTCAAAAACTCCACTCTGACTAGAAGTTTCAAACCCGCCTCCTGTAACACCAGAAAATTTTAAAACACCATCATATAAATTTACAAATGGTTCTCCAAATAATGCTGCTCCAGGCACTGAGCCTCCTGTCGTTTGTTTATCCCTAAGGGTTATTCGAACTTGTCTTTCTGCCATGATTTTTTATTTTTTATAAATAGTTTTTATTTTTTTACCAACTACCACCCTCTAATGTATATCCTGATAAAATAACATCATTTTCTGTTATTGTTGTTGTTCCTAAAATAATTTCAGGAGTTGTAATCCTAGTGCTTGCTGTAAAATTTACAGCAATTCCGTTAACTGAATTTAGTGATCTAAATCGTTTAAATGTAGTACCTGCATCAACAGAATTATCTGTAGTTGGTTCTATTAGAGTACTAGCATACATTGTACTAGCAGTAGTAGAGCCAGTTAAATTATAAGGACCTCCTGTCCCTCCTGATATAGACAAATAATTTGATAAACCTGAAGATACATTTGTTATCAAAGTTCCAATATCTGTACTACCAGAATAAATAGTACTACCACTAATAGTAGTACCAGAAACCGAGTTTATGCTAAGGTTTCCTTTTATTTTTTCTGCGTTTATGTTCTTTGTAATTTGCATCTTAACTATAAATATGAAATATTTTATATTAAATCAGGCGAAAGGCTTAGTATTTACCCAAGAAACATTACTATTATTAATTATTTTATTCAACCCACTAGAGTCATTATAAGCACTTGCTTCATTTGAAGCTAATAATAATAGTTTTGTATTATTTACAGCAGTTAAAGGAGATGTTGGTACAGGAAAATTTGAAGTGTATAAAGCACTTCCTTTTATCCATCTAAAATTTGTTATATTACCCCCAAAAGATGCTAAGCTTGAAGTAGTTGATTCGTTTCCAATACGTAATAAATTTGTTGTATTATTAAAGTTTGTTGTATTTGTTACAGTAGAACCTAATTGTATTCCATTTTTAAAAACTCTTAAACTAGATCCTTGTCTTGAAATTGCAAAATGAACCCATTGATTTTTATAAGGAACTACACTTCCAAAGTTTATTGCGGAACCAGCCCAAAAATAAAACGTTCCGCCCTCTATAGAAACACCTATTGAAGCGGGGAAACTTCCTATTGAAAAAACTCTTGGAAATGAGTTATTATCATTTTGATTTTGAAACCACTCTATTGTAAAATCGCCAGATCCCATTCTAAAATCCACATCATTAGCAATGGAAAGATTAGAAGTTGAGTTACCTGAAAAATATATGCTTCCACCTAAAGACGGAGGTGGAGTTGTTAATATCCTAGTATTAAATTGTAATATGTTATTATTATATACGAACATGCCATTATCCTCTTATTAGTCTTATCCAATCATTATCTTCTATAGCTTCAAAAAAGTAATTATAATTATAATGTTTTTGACCCATATAAGTTCCAGTTATCCCGCTCCCTATAAAGTCACCGTTTAAATCCCAATTACTTTCATTTTCCAATATGTTTGCCACAGTTCCTCCTGATACAATATAAGCTGAAATTATCTGCTTGGTTGCTGAAAAAGTTCCACCAGAACTAACCTGAACCATTCTATCTGTTGCACCTGATAAGTTACCTGAAGTTATTGCTCCGTTTAATTGAGAAGTAGAACTTACAATTAAAGTGTTTAAGCTCGCACTTCCAGAAAGAGTTAAATTATTAAAGCTAGGAGAAGCAATTACATTAACAATTGGTTGTGTAGCTGTACCTCCTAAACTTACGTTTGATCCTGCGCTTAATCCATTTACAAATAAACTCGCTAAATTTGTTACTCCAGAATAAAATGTTGTTGCTGATATTGTTGTAGCACTTAAAGAAGTACCTCTTGCTGTTCCAGAGAAAGTTATATTATTAACAAATGGAGAGCTAGCTAAATTTATAATCGGATTATTTTCAGTTCCCCCTGTTGTAATATTTGTTCCAGGTTGTACTCTTGTGACATCATTTCCTTCTGTGGCCGTTAGGAATATATCGTACAAGTTTGTGGATCCTGAATATAAAGTATTTGCTGATAAACTATTGTTAACATAAACAGCTCCGCTAATTGTACCGCCCGATTTATCGAATTTTGTATCTAAAGAGTTTTGTAAGTTTACAACTTGAGATATAGGATGTGTATGACCTGAATTTAGCAAATTCAAACCATCACCTTGCAATATAATTCTAGCAGTAGAACCTGTAAGGCCAGCAGCCCAATACCCATCTGTTTCTTGCCAAGTTAACGCTGCGGTTGTACCAGAATTTCTCAAAACTTCTATACCGCTATTTATTGGAAGTGGCGCAGTATTTCCTGTAGCATTACTATTGATAGTAATAACATTATCCTCAATGCTTAGAGTTTCGGTGTTTATAGTTGTAGCAGTTCCTAGTATAGTAACATTCTTTGTTATAAGAACATTTCCGTCTACATTTATATCTCCATTAAATTGCGTTCCTGAATTAACAGTAAGACCTGTTATTGTAATACTAGAAAAACTATTAATTGTTGAAGTTAAATCAGGTTGACCTTCGTTTTGTTTTATGGTCAATACATTTGTGCTTGGATTATATGTAAACCCTGTAGCGTAAGTATCAGCAGTTGTTAAAGCACTAAGATTTAATGTATAGCTTCCACCATCATTTCTATTAAATGTTGCTACTTTTGTTGGGGCGTTAAATGTTGACCCAGTTGTGTAGTAATCATTTGCAGAAAAAATATTATACAAATTTGTAGAGCCTGAATATATAGTTGCGGCGCTTAAAGTATTTGCCGACAAGTTACCACCTATTGCTGTTCCAGAAAAAGTTATATTATTAACAGATGGAGAGCTTACTAAGTTTATTACTGGCTCGCTTTCAGTACCTCCAGTTGTAATATTAGAACCAGGTTGTATTTTTGCGCTTCCACCGCTGGTGTTGGCAATATTATATATTATAGACTCTAAAGAAGTCCCAGCTGAGTAAAACCCAGTTGTAGCTGATATGTTTGTTGCTATCGAATCACCACCTATAGAAATACCTGAATAGTTAATGTTTTCAAAAGAAGGAGAATTTACTACTGATATTTGGTAGTCATATCCTGTTTGTTGCAGTGATACATTTGAACCTTGTGATAGTGTTGTTGCAGATAGTAGAGCTGATGTTAAAAAAATGTCTCCTAAATCTGTAGACCCAGAATACAAAGTGCCTCCAGATAAATTATTGGCATAAAGTCCTTGGGTGAACACTGTATCCCCTGTAACCGTGCCACCAGAAAGGTTTAAAAATTCTCTTTTTATGGGTTGAAAATAGCTACCTGACATTTAATTTTTTCTTTTATATAAATAGAAACTAAAAATAAGTATTGAATAAAAAGCTCAATATTTATAGCATTTATAAAATAACAGAAAAGGGAGTCGTATACACAACTCCCTTCTTATTTTTTTACCTAATCAAAGATTAAAAATCTTCGAAGTTTGCTCCAGTAGGAAGAACTTGGAATGTCAAGTCTATGAATTCTGCTGTTCTTGTTGGTTTAAGCTGAATCTTACCTACTAATGTATTTCTATCAATTGTTTCATTAGTATTGTTTGTATCATCCATAACCACTTTGAACGCAGTCAAACCTCTTTGATTTTGGATTTGCAACAAGATAGGCTCTACTCTTGCCAAGAATTGATCTCTCAATGTTTGGTCGTTTTGTTCGAACACTAAAGTTTGAGATGCAGCCGCAACTAATCTTCTAACTTGTAGCAACAATCTTCTAACATTGATTCTATCAAGAGCAGATTGTCTAACTTGAAGAGTTTTTTGACCGTCAATTTTCACACCAACTTGAATTGAAGTTGCGATTGGGTTTACTCTACCTTGATACAAAGTATCTCTATCTGTTTTCTTAAGCTTAACATCAGCTCTTACAACGTTAGCTGGCGCAAGACCTCTAAGTTCACCTGCAGGTGCAATCCAAGGAGCTGCAACATTATCTGTGTAAGCCATACTTCTAACCACCATGAATGTAGGAGATTGGTATGTGTATTTTCCACTTGTTGGATCTTGTAATTGAACCCATGGCCAATAAGTTGTAGCGTAGTTTGAATCGATTCCTGTAGACTCAAGGATAGAAACAACCTCATCTGCAGTACCTTTTTCAGTACCAACTGTTAATCTTGGCGCATCAATGATATATAATGTATCCGCTCTATCTTCTATAATCTCAAGAGCATAGTTGATGATTGAATCATTATTTGAAAAGTCAATACCAGGTGTTGCGAACAAGTTGATATCTACTTCTTCAGGACTAGCCATCAAATCAATACCTGCTTTGAAAGCATTTACATTATCTAAATAAGCATCTGTAAATTCTTCGTATAAATTCTCGTATTGTTTGTATTTATCCCATCCATCAAAACCTCCAGCAGGTGCAACAGTAAATTTAAGTAAGTTTTTGTCAATTAAAGTTCCAGCGGCATTTGTATAAGCTGTTAAGCTATTTTTGTTACCACTAACGAAAGATGTAGCATCGGCTGTATTTTCCATGTGGAAACCTTTAATTGAAGTCATTCCAGAAGCAACTCCTCCATCGTATGCAAACAAATCAAATTCTAAAGATTTAACTGAATTTCTTACAGATATTTGGCTTTGAGTTAAACTTGTGTATCCAAGCTCAGAAAGACCAAGGTAAGTTTTGAATTTAGAATCTCCAGAGAAATATTCAGTTTTGTAGTAAACGTCTGTTGAAGTGATACCGCTAATTCCTGAGTCTCTCAATGAATAACCTTCGAATCCTGCAGGTACGGTATTTACAGGGTGATTTTCTTCCATGTCAATTGTAATAAACATTGATCTTCTTGGGTAAGACTCATCAGTTGTACCGATTATTTTCGCAATATAGTTAGGTTGATCAGGATTCAATGATACGTTTGACCATCTTTCCAATGCTGTTGAAGAAGCTGTTGCATCAGTATCAAAGTAATTTCTAACAATTAAATCAAATGTGTAGTTTACAATATCAATATTTGCAATAGATATTTTTACTTCATTTGAAGATGCGTCACCATCAGAAATTGTTTGAACTCTAAACAATCTTCTTACATTAGAACCGATTACTCTAGAAACAATCCAAGGAGTAATTGCATTCGTGTAAGAATCTTCAAAATCTTCGTAAGCAGCTTCTGTAGAATAAATAATTTCAGGGTTAATTCCTGTAATTTCTTGTCTAGCTGCAGCTTCTCTTACAAAGTGAGGATAAATTCTTTCAACATAGAAATTAGGATTTCCGCTTGTTACTTCAGGGCTTTTTCCTAATATTTTAACGATATAATCATCACGTGTCTCATCTAGAGAAATTGTGTATCCGCTATTTGTAGCCGCAGTTAATGGTCCAGTTGAAGCCGATAGTGTGAATGGTGCTAAAGCAGAAGTTTGATTTCCAATTGTAATTTCATCTTCAGAATTATAGTAAAAACCTCCTGAAATTTGATTTCTTTTACTTCTAATTATTGCTAATGTTGACCCTGACTTAGACCCTCTTACCTCTACGTTTGTAGCAGCAAGTGTAACTGTAGATGCATTGATTAATCCAGTGTTTCCTCCAGTTGCACTAATTCCTAATGCAGTAAATCCAGCAGAAGCAGTAAGACCAGTTAATAACTGATAAGAACTAGTATTTCCTGTGTTTGAAAAACCAACATAAGTATCATTACCTACTGTTGTAGCTGTAATTGTACCAGCTGTACCAGCTGCTCCTGAAAGAACAACGGTGTAAGTTGTTGGCGAAGCAAGTGAATTAATACTGAAAGTAATACCAGTTGCAGTAGTAGATCCTTCGTATTCAGTAGACATGTCTGCAGCAATAATCCAAGCAGGTGAGTTTTGAAAACCAGTAGTACCCAAAATTCTTACCACATTCAATTCATTTGATTGTGACAAGAAAGAATTAGCAACATAAGGCATAGGATATTTTACATTAGTACCCCCAAATCTTAACAGGAACTCATCTGTACTTGTAACTTTTACGCTTTCAAATGCAGGTCCTTTTAGGGTTTTACCAACCAATCCTAATCTAGTGATACCAATTCTAGATGCAAAAACTGAAAAGTCTTGTTCTTTTGTGTATACACCTGGTGAAACGAATATTGTAGCCATATTTCTATTTATTATTTATTTTTTGTTTTTACTTTTTTTGTTTCTTCTGCCGAATAACTTTCAGCTTCTTTTTTTGCTTTTTCTAATGCACTATTAAAAACTATTTTTTCACTTTTACTTTCCTCAACCAATTCAAACCATCCTCTTTTAAAATCTTGTTTATTTACAATCTGATTAAAATCAGTCAAATCAGTCAAATTAACCACTGAACCTGCAGGAATTATTTCAGATTTGGCAACACCCGCAAGCTTGTAAGCTATTGTGTTTGTACCATTTCTTCTATTCCTTACTTTCATCTATTTCAAGTTTTATTTATAAATATTAAAAAAAATATCATTTCCTACTTTTCTGTTCAGAAATTTTAATTGAAACCTTATTAATTGTATTAACTCTCTCAAATGTTGATGGATCTAAAAGTTTTCCATGAACAGTTATTGGAATTGTTACTTGATATAACTTTTCAGAGGCTAATTCTTCTTGTAAAGTTTGTGATGGATCTGATATTTTTGAAGCTATATGG